CTACTGGGCGGCGGCAGGAAAGCCGGCAAGACCATGAGAGCTCCCTGCAAGGACTGCCCGAAGCGGCGTCCTCTCTGCCACGACCGGTGCGAGACATACCGGCGGTGGAAAGAGGAAAAGGCCAAAGAGACGGCCTACACCAAGCAAAAACGAGAAGATGCCGTGATATACCGAAAGGATTTTGACAAGGAGTTCTGGATGTGAGCGAGGCCCCGGCGGGCAACTGCCGGGGCTTTGGCGACGAAGATGATATAAGGCGAGATGGGTGCTGCCGAGGAGGCTCGGCGGCAGGCATATCGGTTTATATAAAGGTGAACCTCTCAGCGTTCCCGTCGGCCTTTGGCCGCGCGAGAACGCAGCTCCCCTACCGAGGGGAGCCTTTCTCAAATGAAGCGTCCGGGCGGGCGCTTTGGGGAGCTAGTATACCCGTTATCCCTGTGACGGTGATGGGCCACAGGAAAGAAAACCACACTACCAGCTCAAGGCAGCAGGAGGGTACAGGATGAAGAAGAGCTATACCCGGGAGAAGAAAACACTCTGCGGAGAGGGGTACATGGAGGTGGACCTCTACCACATCACACCGGAGGAGCACGCAGCCAAGCGCCGGAAGAAGACGAGGCCAAGCAGCGAGCGGCAGAAAAAGCGGAACGCCCAGCACGCACACCGGTGGAGGGTACAGAAAGCCAACGCAAACTTTACCGTGCTGGGATTTTATCTGACCCTGACCTACATAGACACCTTTTTGCCGGAGAGCATGGAGCAGGCCCAGCGGGATCTGCGCAACTACATCCGCCGGGTGAAAGCTGCCATCGCAAAGCTATACGGCGCAGACGTGGAGCTGCGGGTCATGGGCCTGACCGGCTGCGGACGAAAGAGCGGGCGCTACCACCATCACCTGCTGATAGAGTGCAAAGGACTGACCATGCGGCAAAACGCCGACTTCCGGCAGCTGCTGGAAGACAAATGGGCCGTGCGCTGGCCGGACGGCAGCGTGGAGAGCCTCGGCACAGCCAACGCTGACCGGCTGAACCTGCAAAACAGGCTGGATGACCTGATCACCTACTTCGAGAAGCACGGACGGATGCGGTGGTATGAGACGAGGAATCTGACACTGCCGGTGGAGCACACCCCCAACGACACCCGATGGAGCCGCAAGCAGCTGCGCAAAGGCTGCACCGACTGCAAGGACAACGCCTACTGGTGGGAGCAGAGATACCCGGGCTGGAAGTTTGTGCGGTGCGTCGTGCCGGAGCCGGATGCGCCGGGCGACGAAAAAGAGGGATGGGACGCAGACGAGCTGCGCTGCTATGTGGTGATGGTAAAGCGGGAGGGTGCGAAAGTTCGCACCTGACAGACAAAGTACCGGTATTTTGCGTTTTAACGCGCGCGGAAGAAAGGCGGCGAGGGATTGACCAGGGAGCAGAAACGACGGGTGCGGGCAGAGCTGCGGGCTTGTGGACAGGGAAAAAGCGACTGGGCGGGTGTGATAGCGCTGGCGATGGACTACTACGAGGCCGCAGACCCGGTGTGCAAACGGCTTTTGCAGATGCGGTATCTGGACGGGATGTCGGAGGAGCGGGTGGTGGCGAAGCTGCACATCGGGCGGACGACCTACTACCACAAGGAGCTGGAAGCACTGAGCACCGTGGCAGTGTATGCGGCGGCGGCAGGGCTGATGTGAGAGGAAAACCTCTCAGCCTTGCAGTCCGCCTGACGGCGGCGCTGCAAAGCAGCTCCCCTGGCGAGGGGAGCCTTTCTCGAAGGATGGCTGGGGAGACCCGGCTTTTTCGCCGTGCTCAAATGTCCGCAGTAGTTTTGTTTTTCCGGTGGCTGTAGACTGGGAGGGAAGAACTACAGAGGGGAGGCAGAGCATGGCAGGGCGCAGGTATTGCAAAAACACGGTGAAGGGCTCCCGGCGGGGACAGAAGTACCCGCCGAAGGTGCGGGCCGAGGTGCTGATGGCCATGCTGTCGTCTGGATCCATCTGTGCGGTAGCCCGGCGGTACGGCGTACCGGAGAGCACCATCCGCAGCTGGCTGGCCGAGGAAGCCGGCCGGAGCGACGCCTTTGCAAAAGAGCGGCAGGCTGCTGCGCGGGAGATAGCGATCCGGGCCAGCCTCGGGGCGAGGGCGCAGGTGAGCTATTTGCAGAGCCGTGTGGACGAGAGCCAGCGGGCCGCGCAGGTACGGGCCAAGCTCCATCGGAAACTGGACGAGGACACCCGCGCCCGCTGCTTTGCGGTAGGCACACTGCTCAAGAGTGATGCCGAAGAGCTGGCGGACGCCACGGAGACGGGGCTTGTGCTGTACGCTGCCGAGGACAGCTACGACCGGCAGCTGGACAGCGAAGAGCGAAAACTGCTGGACGCTCAGCTCGAGCGGTACGGTGAGCGCGTGATGAGCGACAAGAACGCCGCCGCGATGGCTACCGTGCTGATGACCGTGGCCGAAAAGGCTGCGGCAATGGTACCCAGCCAGAGCCAGAGCGAGGGCGATGCCCCACCGCTGGTGGAGATCGGGGCCGAGGGCCGGGAAGAAAAAGGGCCGGAGGTGATGGTGGATGGAGCATAAAACATATCACGGACGCCCCGTGATCTGGTCGCCGCAGCCGAGGCAGGCAGCTTTTATGGCGCGCACCGAAGACGAAGCTCTGTATGGGGGCGCTGCTGGTGGCGGGAAGAGCGACGCACTGATCATCGAGGCGCTGCGGCAGGTACACATCCCACACTACCGGGCGCTCATCCTCCGCAAGACTTACCCGCAGCTTTCGGAGCTGATCGACAAGACCATGCAGTACTACAAGCCTGTGTTCCCGAAAGCCCGAGCCACTGCTGGACCTTCCCCAGCGGGGCGAAGATCTACTTCGGCAGCCTGAACCACACACAGGACAAGTACAACTATCAGGGCAAAGCGTTCGACTTTATCGGTGTGGATGAGCTGACCCACTTTACCTGGGACGAATACAGCTATGTCATGAGCCGCAACCGCCCTTCCGGCCCCGGCACCCGGGTCTATATCCGGGCCACGGCCAACCCCGGCGGCGTGGGGCATGGCTGGGTGAAGGCACGGTTTATCAGTCCGGCACCTGCCGGGACGCGGATGGTGCAGCTGGTGAAGGTGAAAGCGCCGGACGGGGAGGAGATCACCCGGCGGCGCACCCGCATTTTTATCCCGTCTACCGTCTTTGACAACCCGGCGCTGCTGGAAAATGACCCGGGCTACATCGGCACACTGGCCTCGCTGCCGGAGGCCGAAAAGCAGGCGCTGCTCTACGGAAACTGGGACAGCTTTTCGGGGCAGGTGTTCACCGAGTGGCGAAACGACCCGAACCATTACAAGGACCAGCGCTGGACCCACGTCATCGAACCGTTTCCCATCCCGGAACACTGGAAGATATGGCGGGGATACGACTTCGGTTTCTCGAAGCCGTTTTCTGTGGGGTGGTATGCAGCGGACGAGCGCGGGCGGCTCTACCGTATCAAGGAGCTTTACGGTTGCACCGGCACACCCAACGAGGGCCTGAGAAAGGACCCGATGGAACAGGCACGGATGATCCGGGAGGCAGAGGAAAATGACCCGCTGCTGAAAGGCCGGGTCATCCTGGGCGTGGCCGACCCGGCCATCTTCGACGAGAGCCGGGGCGAGAGCATCGCGGACATGCAGGAGAAAAGTCCGAACTTTCTGCACTGGATGCCCGGCGACCACACCCGTCTGGCGGGAAAGATGCAGTTTCACTATCGGCTGGCTTTCGGCGAAGACGGCAGGCCGATGCTGCAGGTCTTCAACACCTGCAAGCACTTCATCCGCACCATCCCGAACCTCGTCTATGACGAGAGCAACGTGGAGGACATCGACACCACCCAGGAGGATCACATCTACGACGAGTGCCGGTATGTGCTGATGGAGAACCCCATCAGCGCCGCAAAGCACACCCAGCCGCCGCCCATGCTGGACGACCCGCTGGATATGGACCCGAGGAAGGACAAGACGAGGTTTATGAGGATATGAACGAAATGGAGAGAAAGCTGCTGGAGGCGATGGCGGGAGAGGGCTTTGGGGACAGAACCCACGGCCTGCAGGGCCTTGCTGCCGGTGTACCGGGCGGGCCGGAGGAATTGCCGGGCTCCGCTGCAGAGGGCAGCGAGAGCTTGACCGATGTACTGAGCGGAGAGCAGCCCATCGGCGAGAAGGAGATCAGCGAGGCGATGGCCATCCTCGAAAAGTACAAGTCGGCCAAGGCCAGTCTCGACAAGCGGATCATCGACAACGAGGAATGGTACAAGCTGGGCCACTGGAAGCAGTATGGCAACCGGGTGATGGAGGGCAAGCGCGCTCCCAGCACGGGGTGGCTGTTTAACTCCATCGCCAACAAACACGCCGACGCCATGGACAACTACCCGGAGCCGAACGTGCTGCCGAGGGCGCAGGACGACGAGGAGACGGCGAGGCTCCTCTCCGACATTCTGCCGGTGGTGCTGGAACAGGCGGACTACGAGAGCGTGTACAGCGACACCTGGTGGCGCAAGCTCAAGCAGGGTACCGGCGTCAAGGGCATTTTCTGGGACCCGGCGCTGCGAGAGGGCCTTGGGGACATCGCCATCCGGAGCATGGACCTTCTGATGCTCTACTGGGAGCCGGGCGTGGAGGACATCCAGGACTCGGCCAACTTCTTCTCGCTGGCGCTGGCCGACAACGACCGTCTGGCGGCCCGGTGGCCTCAGCTCGAGGGCAAGGCGGGCAGCAGTGGCATCACCGTGGGGCAGTACGTCAGTGACCAGAACATCGACACCAGCGAAAAGAGCGTGGTGGTGGACTGGTACTACAAGCGGGAGAAGCCCGGCGGCCAGACCGTGGTGCATTACTGCAAGTTCTGCAACGGCGTGGTGCTCTACGCCAGTGAGAACGACCCGGCGATGGCCAAGACCGGCTTCTATGACCACGGAAAATATCCCTTCGTGTTCGACCCGCTCTTTGTGGAAGAGAACAGCCCGGCGGGCTTCGGATACATCGACGTGATGAAGGACACCCAGGACGCCATCGACCGGATGACCCAGGCCATGGACGAGAACACGCTGGCGGCCGCCAAGAAGCGCTACCTCATCGCGGACACGGCAGGCGTGAACGAAGACGAGCTGCTGGACACGGCAAAAGACGTGGTACATCTGGTGGGCCGTCTGGATGAGCGGGGCTTCATGGAGCTGGAGACCGCTCCGCTGCCCTCCAACACCATCGCTTACCAGCAGAACCGCGTCGCAGAGCTGAAGGAGATCAGCGGAAACCGGGACGTGAACCAGGGCGGCGCGACCAGCGGTCTGACGGCGGCCTCGGCCATCGCAGCATTACAGGAAGCAGGCTCGAAACTGAGCCGGGACATGCTGAAGAGCTCTTACCGCTCCTTTGCAAAGGAATGCTATTTCATCATCGATTTGATGCGGCAGTTCTACGACGAAGAGCGGGTCTACCGCATCACCGGCCAGCAGGGCGGTACGGAGTACCGAGAATTTTCCGGCCAGATGCTGCGGCCGCAGCCGGTGGAGAGCGTGGGCGGCGTGGAACTGGGCGCCCATGAGCCGGTGTTCGACATCACGGTGAGCGCGGCCAAAAAGAGCACCTTCAGCCGCCTTAGCCAGAACGAGACGGCGAAGGAGTGCTACCAGCTGGGGTTCTTTGCCCCGGCCAACGCGGACGCCGCACTGGCGTGTCTGGACATGATGGACTTCGAGGGCATCGAGAAGGTGCGTCAGCGGGTGGCCCAGAACGGCACCCTGTACCAGCAGCTGCAGCAGGCAATGGCACAGATCCAGCAGATGGCGGCTGTCATCGACCAGCAGAACGGCTCCAACCTGAGCGAGCAGGCCGGTGCTGCTGCCGCTGCCATGACCGGCGGCGGGGGCGGTGGAGAGACCAGCGCGAAGACAGTGACGAACTCTCTGGGCGGACAGGTGGGCGGCGGAACGAACCCGCTGGCCACGAAAGCTGCCGAGAGGGCGATGAACGTGAATGACCCGAATAAGTGAGGAGGTTATATATGATCAAAATTGAGATGATGGACACGGACAAGGGCTACAGTTTGGCTGTAAGCGGCCATGCCGACTATGCACCGGAGGGACAAGACATCGTATGTGCGGCAGTTTCTGTGCTGGCGCAGACGCTGGCAAACAAGGTGGACGCGGCTGCAAGGAGTGGGAGACTCCTGACGAGCTGTGTGCAGCATGGCGAGACTTTTGTGGTGCAGGCCCTGCCGAAACCCGGCCCGAACAATCTGATGGTCGCAAGCTGGTTTGACTTTGTGGAAGAGGGCCTGCGTGCGCTGGCGGAAGCGTATCCGGACAATGTCGAGCTGGTAGTCACAGACGGCGGCGCAGATGATATGGACGAACCTGCCATGAAATTGCAGATGTTTGCAGAGGGCGGTGGTGCAGGCGAAGCGGCTGCTGACGGCGAAGCTGCGGCGGAAGAAAAGGCTGCGTCTGCGCCCACCCAGGGCAAAGGCCGGGAGGCTGCTGCCGCTGAGGTGGATGAGATGCTGAGCCCGGCGGAAGAGCCGGACGCGGAGGAAGATGCTGCTGAAGGCGAGGAACAGGACGGTGCGGCAGACAAGAGCGGCACCGACCCGGAGGCGCACCGGAAAGCGTTTGGCGAACTGATGCGGGGCGAGTACAACCGGGAGTTTGGCGAGATGATCGTGCAGGCCACCCAGAAAGCCTACGACAGCATCCTGAACGAGCAGGGGCCGGTGGGGCGTATCCTGAACGCTTTGGGCCAGAAGTACGGCACTGCTCCCGGCGACTACGAGGCACTGGCCGCTGCGGTGGAGGGCGGCGTCGTGAAGGACGACGCCTACTACGAAGACATGGCCATGAAGAAGGGCATCAGCGTCCAGCTGGCCAAGGAGATGGACGCGCTGGAAAGCGAGAACGCCAAGCACCGTGCCGCCGAGCAGCAGCGGGCGGAAGCCGCCAAGATGGAAGCCATCCAGCAGGAGTGGGACGCCGCCGTGGAGCGCATCCGGGCCGAAGACCCGGACTTCGACATCAAGACGGCGCTGGCCGACCCGGACTTTGCCCAGATGCTCAAGCTGGGCGTGAAGATGGAGGACGCCTACAAGGCCCGCTACTTTGACGACATCATGGCCCGGAAGACTGCTGAGACCGCCAAGAAGACGGAGAGCGGCGTGGTGGAGCGTATCCGCCAGCGGGGCGCACGGCCCAGCGAGAACGGCACGAACCCCGGCGGCGCGGCGGTGCTGAAGACCGACGTCTCCAAGCTGACGCCTGCCCAGTGCGAAGAGCTGGAACGCCGGGCCATGCGGGGGCAGATCATCACTTTTTAACCGGAAGGCGCTGCTGACCGAAAGAAAACCTCTCACCGTTCCCGTCGGCTGACGCCGCGCGAGAACGGAGCTCCCCTGTTAGGGGAGCCTTTCTTAAAGGAAAATCCGGGAAGCAGAAGTCTCTCAATAAAGCACATGAGTAAACGAAGGGAGTAAGAAACATGAAGAACCACATGAATCTGCAGCTGTTTGCACAGCCTGCAAACCACACCGGCGCGACTGGCATGAGCGCCGAAATGAAGACCTACTACGAGAAGCGTCTGCTGGACCAGGCAGAGCCGCTGCTGGTGCATGACCAGTTTGGCGACAAGTATCCCATCCCGGCCAACAACGGCAAGACCATCCAGTTCCGCAAGTACGAGAGCCTGCCCAAGGCCACCGAGCCGCTGACCGAGGGCGTGACCCCCAATGCTCAGGCTCTGACCGTCACCCCCATGACCGCCACCGTGAAGCAGTACGGCGGCTGGGCAGCCATCACCGACGTGCTGCAGTTGACTGCCATCGACAACAACATCACTCAGGCGACCAAGGTACTGGCATCTCAGGCGGGCCGTACGCTGGACACCGTGACCCGCGAGGTGCTGGCAGGCGGCACCAACGTCATCTACGCGCCGGCGGGCGACACCGCCGTGACCAGCCGCGCCAATCTGACCACCGCCAGTGTGCTGACGCCCGACCTCATCGACCAGGCGGCCACTGCCCTGAAGGCCCAGAATGCCGACGCCATCGGCGAGAGCTACGTGGCCATCGTCCACCCCTATGTGGCCTATGATCTGCGCCGCAACCCGGAGTGGATCGATGTCCACAAGTACGCTTCCCCCGAGAACATCTACAACGGCGAGATCGGCAAGCTGGCCGGTGTGCGCTTCATCGAGACCAGCGAGGCGAAGATCTGGACCGGCAGCGGCTGCCCGAGTGGTCTGGCCGTGTTTGGCACTCTGGTGCTGGCAGCTCATGCCTACGCTGTGACCGAGGTGGAGGGCGGCGGCCTGCAGCACATCGTCAAGCAGCTGGGTGCGGGCGAAGACCCGCTGAACCAGCGCGCATCCGTGGGCTGGAAGGCCATCAAGACTGCGGAACGTCTGTGTGAGCAGTACATGGTCCGCATCGAGAGCATCAGCCCGAAGTACAGCGCGAAGGCGAAGGCAAACTAAGGAGGAAATACTATGGCTACGAAGAAAGAACCTGCGGCCCAGGCCGTGGAGAACGCGGTGGAGACTGTGGAGAAGGTCGAGGCAGCGACCGAAGAAAAGGACGACGGCATGGTGACTATCCATCTGTTCAAGGATGACGACCGCTATTCGGCACCGGTGTTCGTGGGCGTCAACGGCGACAGCTACCTCATCCAGCGCGGCATGGACGTGAAGGTGCCGAAGGCTGTGGCCGAGGTGCTGGAACACAGCATCAAACAGGACGCCGAAGCGGCCCGGAAGAGTCAGGCCATGCAGGCGGCGGCCGGAACCCAGATGATGACCATTTGATATTTCCCCCCGGTACAGCTTGCAGGCGCTTGCTGCGCCGGGGGATTTTGTTTTGGAGGTTTTTTATGACAGCAGGCGAAGCGATAAAGATGGCCGACGAGCTGAGGCCGAACAATCATTTTGAGAACCGGTTGAAGCAGCTATGGCTGCGGCAGGCAGACAGCGGGATGCGCCGGAACATCGTGGAGCGCAGCCAGACCGGCGGCGACTTTGAGGATAAGGGCGCGGATATTCTGTGGAACGATGGGCTGGAATATGACACCCCGCTGCTGGCCTGCTGTGCGGCAGAAGCGCTTTATCCCCACTGGCTGGCAGCACAGATGGACCTGGCACTGGGCGAGACGGCCCGGGCGGCGAATGAGCTGCAGCTCTACACGAGCTATGTGCAGGAGTTTGCGGTGTGGGTGAGGCGGAATTATATGCCGGCAGGCGGCGGGAGGCTGACGACGTGACGAACCTGAACCAGATAAACAGCCAGCGGCAGCTGCTGCGGGTATTCGGCGGGCTGAACGAGGGATATGCGTGCAGCGAGGCAGAGCTGAGCGAAGAGAAGAACTTCTCTTCGCGGGGATACCCGGCCCTCGAGACCCGCAAGCCCCGGCGGAAGGTGCGGGAAGCAGCCGGGATGAACGGGATGTACCATCTGAACGGCCTTTTGACCGTGGAAGGCACGACCCTGCGGTATGCCCCGGATGACGGCAGCGCCGCTGTGGAGCTGAAAGGCGCCCTGAGCGACAACGAAAAGAGACTGGTGGGCATAGGGACCAAGGTGCTCATCTGGCCGGACAAGATGTCCTTTGATACTGTGAGCGGAACGCTGAGTGCGCTGGGGTCCAGCTGGCAGCAGGGCGGAGTGAGCCTGACCGTGACCCCCTGCGATGCTGCCGGTGTAGTGTACACGCCGAATCTGTTCGGTGCGACCGAACCGGAAAGCCCGGAGAACGGAGACGTCTGGCTCAAACAGGCCGAAGACGCCCCGTGGAGTTACCGCGACGCCCTGAAGCTTTACAGCACGGCGGGCGGCTGGCAGAACATTCTGCTGAACTACTGCCGCGTGACCTGCAAGGGGCTGGGCGAAGCTTTCAAAGCCGGGGACACTGTGACGCTGACGGGCATCCCGTCTGTGGTGAAGAATGCCTACTCTTCTGATTTCAGCGGGGACGTAGTGGTGGACGACGTGGCCGGAGACTCGGTCATCCTCTCCATCGCGCCGGACATCGAGAGCGTTTTGTACTACGGCACCTGCGTGGTGACAGGCCAGAGCGTGGTGTGGACGGCTATGGACGGCAAGACCACCCAGACCTTCGACGGGCCTTTCCCGGACGTGACGGCCCAGCGGCGGGTGCCGGATCTCGACTGGCTGACGGAGCACAACAACCGTGTATGGGGCTGCTCGAGCACCGAAAACGTCATCTATGCCTGCAAGCTGGGCGACGCCACCAACTGGTTCTCCTACAGGGGAACGGCAGCGGACAGCTACGCCGTGACCGTGGGCAGCGACGGGGCCTTTACCGGTGCGGCTACCTGCATGGGATACGTGCTTTTCTTCAAGGAGAACGGTCTGCACAAGCTGTACGGCACCAAGCCCAGCGACTACCAGATGAGCAGCATCCAGTGTTCGGGCGTGGCCAAAGGTGCGCACCAGAGTCTCTGCGTCATCAACGAGACGCTGTACTACCTCTCGATGGACGGCGTCATGGCGTGGGACGGCAGTCTGCCCACCAAGGTGTCGGCCTCGCTGGACGAAGAACGCCTCAGCCATGTGACAAGAGCCGCCGCCGGCGGACTGGTGGGACGGTACTACCTGCACACCGAAAGCTCCGGCGGGCAGCGGCTGCTGGTATACGACACCGAGAAAGGGCTTTGGCACGAGGAAGACGCCACCGGCTGGGCCATGTGCAGCACCGGGCGACAGCTCTATCTCTGGGACAAAGAGGCCATCTGGGCCGCAGACGGAAGCCGGGAGGCCAGCGGCGAAGAGGACACGGTGGAATACGAGGCTGTGACCGGTGACATCGGACTCGGGAGCCCGGACGACAAGTATTGCAGCCGGGTGACGGTGCGGCTGGACGCGATGGAGCGGACCGTGGTGACGCTCTGGGCCAGCTTCGACGGCGGCGAGTGGCAGGAGATGGGCCGGGTGGACACCGCAGGGAAGCGTGTGAGAGTGAACCTGCCCTTCGTCCCGACCCGTCACGACACCATGCGGCTGCGCCTGACCGGAAAAGGGCAGATCGCAGTGAGGAGCATCGCCATGACGCTGAGCAGCAGCGAGGGCGGAAGAGTGAACGGAGGTGTACCGAGACGTGGCTAGTATCGTGGGACTTTCGAAGATCTCCATGCCGAGGATGGAGGAGCTGGATACGGCCAGCGCCCGGGAGCTGAGGAATTATCTGTACCAGATGCAGGAGCAGCTGGAATATATTCTGAGCAACATCGACACCGAGAATCTTTCGGATGACTTAAAAGAGAAGCTGAACCAGAGTCTTTAACAATAACAGCAGGAGAGGAGAAAACCTCTCACTGTTCCCGTCGGCCTGTGGCCGCGCGAGAACAGAGCTCCCCTGCTAGGGGAGACTTTCTTAAAGGAGTTATTATGAGCAAAGCAACGAATGCAGCGAGAGAACAGCTGGATGCGTGGGAGGCGAAGAAGCCGGAAGACTACACCAGCAAATACAAAGACAGGATAGATGGCGTGATGGGTCAGCTGGACGGGATGAAGGATTTCAGCTATGACCCCACTCGGGATGCGGCCTACGAGCAGTACAAGAACAGCTACACCCGACAGGCAAAGCTGGCCAACGAGAACGCGCAGGCCAACGCCAGCGCCATCTCGGGCGGGTACGGCTCGAGCTATGGCACGCAGGCGGGCCAGAGCGCCTACCAGAACGCCATGGCGGGCTTGAGCAATGCCACGAACGGGCTATACAGCCAGGCACTGAACCAGTACACCCAGAAAAAGAGCGACCTGCAGAGCCAGCTGAGCGGATACCAGCAAGCCGAGGCGCAGGACTACGAGAAGTACCAGACCAACTATCAGAACTGGGAGAACCAGCGCAACTACTATCAGAGCGTGTACAATCAGGCGGTTAGCGAAAGCCAGGCAAAGAAGAGCCGGCGCTCGGGATTTTGGAACACCGTAGTGAGCGTGGGAGCGACCCTGCTGCCCCTTCTTTTCATGTAAAGAAAAACGCCCTGCCCGGGAAGGGGCTGAGCGGTCAAAAACCTCTCCGTCACGCCTGACGGCGCGACACCTCCCCTAATAAGGGGAGGCTAAGAGGAAAGGAGATTAGAAAATGGGAGTTTTTAAGAGATACAAGGACGCGCAGGCGGCGCAGAAAAACGCCGAGAACGCGATGCCGGGGGCGTACCAGAGCAACTACACCGACCGAATCAACGAGGCACTGGACAGCATGGGCGCGGCCAGCAATGCGGGCTATGACGTAGGCACGGACAGCGAACTCTACCGGCAGTACCGCGCAGGGGCACAGGCGAATGCCAGAGCGGCAGCCGAGAACGCCGCTGCCGGTGCGGCCGCGCTGAGCGGCGGGTACGGCTCGAGCTATGCGGGCAGCGTGGCCCGGCAGGGATACCAGCAGGCCATGGCCGATGTGGACGGCGGGCTGGCCGGGCTGCGGGACAAAGCTCTGACCATGTACCAGCTGAAGCAGAACGGCCTCTCGGGGCTGCTGAGTGCGCTGCAGAATCAGGACAGTCTCGAGGCGGCGGAGCATCAGGGGGCCGTGGCCAACGCGCAGGACTGGCGGGACTACAAGAAGAGTCGGGCAGATCAGGCGGCGCAGGAGAAGAGCGATTTCCTCTCGAACCTGTGGGAGATGGCGAAGAGTGTGGGCAGAGCCGGTCTGACGGCCTACGACACCTACAAGGGCTACACCCAGCAGCAGTGGGAGAACGAGTTTGCCCGGGAACAGTGGGAGTACAACAAAGAGCGCACCGGCCAGAGCGATGCACTGAATGCCTACGAGCAGGCGTTCAACCTGTACCAGCAGGGAGCGGGCGATGCCGCGAACGCCGTGCTGGGCCGGTATGGTCTGGATACCGGAATCTTCGACAATTACAGCGGCGCACCCATCACCCGCGCAGACAAGGCGGGTGCGCTCACGACCGCAGCCGGGCTGGCAGGCGGCGGCAGCGACGAGGCTGCACGGGCGGTGCTGGAACTGTACGGCCTGGATCCGAACTCTGTGGGGAATTACAGGACGATCGCAGGACGGCAGCTTGCAACGGCGCTGGCAACAAAGAGCGCAGGAAGCACGGGCGGCTCTTCGGGCAGAAGGAGCAGCAGAACGAAAAGCAGCGGGAGCAGCTGGACGAACAGTCAGCTGCAAAGTATGGCAAAGACATTTTCTTCTATGAAGGGAAATGAGCCGCTGTACGATTTTTACAAGAAGACCTTAACGGATAATGGGTGGCTCAATGCAGATACTGCGAACGACCAGAGTGCAAGCCAGAGCGGCGGCGTAGATATGGCGGCAATGCTGGCAAAGAACTATGCGAAAAAAGGTTATAGCGCGTGGGCTATCATGAACAATATGAGCCAGAACGGGTACAGTGATAACGAAATCGCAAGAGCGCTTGAGAAAGCGGGGGTGAAGGGCTGATGGCGTGGACAGCAGAAAAAGTTAAGGCGATGAGAGAAAGCAACCCGTCGAAGGCGGCAGAAAGCTCTGGGTGGACGGCGGAAAAGGTGAGAGCTATCCGCACCAAGACACCGAATCCGTCCACTGCGTCGAGCACAGTGCCGCCCAAAAGCAACATCTATGCAGATGCCCTGCAGCAGTACACTGAGCGGCACGCCAGCGACATGGGGGAGGTGGATGCGAGGAACGAGCCCTCTCAGGCGCACAGCGGGCGGGGAGAGAACCTCTCACCGTTCCCGTCGGCTGACGCCGCGCGAGAACGGAGCTCCCCTATCAGGGGAGCCCTTCTTAAAGGAAACCCCACCGAAAGGGCGCTGGACATGGGGCAGAAATGGGGTGCTCCGGCGAAGAGCGGGAACGTGCTGGAGAACGTGGGCAGCGGGGCCATGGCCTACGGCACCGGCCGGGCGCAGGAGCTGAGAGCCAGATTTGCCAAGGACAGCGTACCGGACGAGTTTGACCGTATCAACCAGTGGCTGGACACCGGGGACAACAAGAATCTGGCCGACGCGGTGCGCCGGGTGGACAACGCGGGCATCTACACGGACGCCGACCTGATCGAGAAGGGCGGCTGGACACAGGCGCAGATCGACGAGGCCCGAAAGATGAACGCTGCGCTGGACGCCATCCCTGCATGGCAGCGGGGCGTGCGCCGGACGGCGAACACCATCGGAGGCATCGGAGACACGGTGGCAGCTGCCCCGGTGCTGGGCGCGGAGTACGGCGTGCAGGCGGGCAAGAACATCGCGGCCACCATGGAAAACTGGGAGAAGGTACGGCAGGAGATCAAGGGCGACGAGCACGCCCAGAGCCTGTTTGATCTTTTGACCGACGTGGACATGGACTATAACCCCACATGGCCGGAGAGCCGGAACCGGGAGCTCATCTCGATGGGGTATAACTCCAAGGAAATTCGGGAGATGCGCCAGAAGCTGGCGGGGCTGGAAGTGAGCGACGGCATCGACAAGAACCAGAGCGTGGGCTACCAGCTCTACGACCGCGGGCAGCAGCTGACGGCTGCGGCCCAGAGCGGCCTGAGTCCGACCCAGCGGGCCGTGAGCGGGGCTGTGACCAGCGCTGCGGAGAATCTGGCCGTGGCGGGCGTGAACCCGGCGGCAGTGCTGCCCGTCCTGAGCGCACAGGGAGCGGCAGAGGCCATGGGCCAGAGCGCGGAGAAGGGAGAAGGCGCAGGAAAAGCGCTGGGCGGCGGCCTCGCCAAGTTCGGCGCGGGATGGGCCATCAACTCGGTGGGCGCAGCTGACCTTGCAAAGACCATGGGCTCGGACTACGCGAAGGACACACTGGCAGGACAGATCGCGGACTGGGTGCAGGGGCTGGCGGGTAGCTCGGAGCTGGCGCAGCGCTACCCGGCGGTGGCTGCGGCCATCTCGGGCGGCATCGACAACTCGATGCAGGCCTTTGCGGAGACCTATGCGGACATGGCCATCGACGCTGCGCTGGGGGACAGCGAGGCGGCGAAGAACCTGTTCAGCAAAGACACCCTGCTGACGGCGCTGGAAAGCGGACTTTCCGGCGGCGCGTCCGGTGCGCTGGGCGGCGCTGTCGGCACGGGGCTGGCAAAGCTGAACGGAGGAGACGCAAGCCTGCTGGGGCAGACAGAGCATTATGACCAGATGGACCGGATGAAGCAGGCTGCCGCCCAGCAGAAGGAATGGGAGGCCCGGGCGGCAGAGCCCTCTCAGTCGGCTGCGGATAGCTCTGCTGATAGAGCGCTGGCAGAGGGAGAACCTCTCAGCCAGGCTGCACCTGCGGCCACTGAAAACATCAGCGGGCGGGAAGAAAACCTCTCACCGTTCCCGTCGGCTGACGCCGCGCGAGAACGGAGCTCCCCTATCAGGGGAGCCTTTCTTAAAGGAAACTCCACTGAAAGTATGCAGCGGGCGGAAGCAACTGCCGCAAAATCGGAAAACTCGGCGGTGCGGCAGTTTGCCGAAGTGGCGGCGAGCGACAGCCTGACGGGCAAGACCATCGGACTGTTTACGCCGAACGCCGAGAACCGGGAAAACCGTGCGGCCTTTGAGCAGGCTTACGGCGTGACGCTGCCCGACACTGCGGGCGCGACCCGCCGGATGCTGCGGGAGATCGCCGCACAGCAGAAGGCGAAAAGCGAAGCGGTGCCTGCCGTACAGAGTGCAGAGCTGCCCAGCGAAGCTGCGAGTGCGCCGCAGACAGTACAGGATGCTCCCGCAGAAACCGCCGACGCCATGCCGGAAACGGCTGCGCCGGACAACGTGCGTGAAGCGACTGCCGCTGTAGGTGAAACCGACAGCTACGAGAACGCCCCGCTGCGGGAGACTCTGGGACTCCGGCCGGAAGCGCCGAAGACCCAGCGGGAGGCCGAGGTGCAGCGGGCGCTGGAAGGCTGGCGGGTGACGGACAAGGCAGCCGAGACCATCAGCAAAAATATGCCGGACAGGGTGGACGCCGACCGGTACGCGGCCGCAGCGTCGCCGCTGTACCGGCTGGGCCGGAGCGGCGCTGCCACCTTTGCGCAGGCGCTGGAGCTGGCGGGCAGCATGAGCGGCACGGCAGAAGACATCAACTACATCCTGAGCACCGACGCCGGGCGGACGGCCCTTGAGATCGCCTACACCCAGGGCAAGGGCGAACGGATGCTGTATGCCGAAAAGATGACCGAACTGGGCGGCGCGCTTGGCAGCGAGAGCACCAGCGGCAAGGGCGAAGTATACGCCAAGGGTACGATGCGGCAGGAGAGCGACCCGGCCGACCAGATCATCCGCCTGAATGCGGCGGCCACCGGCACGGATGCTGTGCTGAGGGATGTGCTGCAGAACGACCGGAGCATCAGGGCCTATGTGGACACCGAGACGGCCCGGATCTTCTTCGGAGACAACGCGCAGGACATCTTCGGCACGGTGCTGCACGAGGACTACCACTGGTACAACGCACTGGATGCCGAGGGCGCAAGGACTTTGCAGGAGCACGCGCTGGAATATCTGGCGAAGAGCAGCGGCTACGAAAGCCTGGACGAGATGGTCCGGGCAAAGCTCGAGGACTACAGCGCCCAGAGTCTGACCTACGAGCAGGCAGCGGAAGAGCTGGTGGCCGACGCATGGCGGGGCATCTTTGACAGCGAGGAGAGCTTCAAGCGCTGGGTGACGTTCCAGCGCGGGCAGGCAGAGAAGAACGCAGGCAAGAGCGGCGCCATCCACAAGGTGATGGAGCAGGTGCGGCAGATGCTGGATGGGCTCATCAACCGGGCGAAGGAAGTGCTGACCATCAACCCGGACAACCGCGCCGCCCTGAAAGCGAAGCGCCTGGCCGAGGCCGAAAAGCGCACCTTACAGGACGAGTATTTCGCCCACGCAGAAAAGGCCATGGACAACCTGCGGACGGCAAAAGAAAACGCCGCAGCCCTCAAGACCGAGAGCGCGGCGGAAAAGCAGGGGGTTCGGTTTTCGATTTTGAAGGATAAAACTGGAGAGTCTTATATCAAAATCGACGAAGATATTTTGAAAGATGTTCCACAGGAAGAGTGGAAGTCTACGGTCAAGCAGGCCATCAAGGAGCGTTTCCCGAACGGCTTTGAGCGGAACGGCTGGACGATTCTGAACCATAAAGACGGGCGAAATGAATTTGTCTGGTCAAAATCGACCAAAGCGCTTCAGTGGGAAAATGCTGAAGCTTATGCAGACAAGATGCGGATGGCATCGAATTTGGATGAAATTATCAAAACGGCAGATGAAGTTTACCGGGAACCTGCCCACCACAAAAATGAAGAAGCATTCAACCGCGGCAAAATTAAAGTTATGATCGGGCCGAATGCTTATGAGGCGGATGTCCTGACAGCTATCAGGGCGGATGAACGGGAGATTTTCTATGACATTGTAAATGTTCAGCCTACAAAAATAGAACCCTTCGGTGGTACCCACGTAGAATCCGAAGATTCAAGGAGTAGATTGCCGAAGGGTTCTATTTATCAGGAAAGCGGCCTTACCTCGGTACTCAAAACCGAGCAGGGCGGTGAAGCCCCTAAGCTGCTTTCTAAAAACAGTATAGCACAAGAAAATGCCGAAAGCAAGGGAAACAGCGTCCCTGTGAAGAAAACCACCCGCTTTCAGCTGGCCGAGCAGGCCGACCGGGAGGCAAAGCAGAACCAGCAGCGGCAGGCAAGCCGGGTACTGGCGGAGAAGGCAGCGGCCTTTGACACCCTGAACCAGTTCTTCGGCCTGACGAAGAACACCCGGCTCTCGGACGCTGCTCTCGAGAGCCTCGCCATCCGATGGACGAAGACCAACGGCAGCCGGGCCGACCGGACGAAGCTGGCAAACGAGACGCGGGCGCTGGTGGAGTATCTGCGCTCGGAGGGCGCGGACATGGCCAAGGCGCAGGGACTGGCCGAGACGCTGGCGGGCGAGGTACTGGACGAGGCGACCTACCGGAACACGGAGCTGTGGGACGAATACCCCGACCTGCATGACCTGACCTACACGGTAGACAAGAACGGCAAAGCCAAGGCGGAGCTTGTGAAGCGGTACGGAAATTGGACAGAGGCGGTAGCCGAGGCCCGGCGCCACGGCGTGAAGCTGCGGCAGGCGGAGGGATACCGGGACGGCAACCCGGCGGAACAGTACGAGGCCATTGTGAACGACACCCGGGCCGTGGGCGGCGTGAAGGAGAGCGCGGCAGCGCTCTTCAGCTCGGCGGCACAGGGAGCGGGCGTGGCGGGCGTAGCCAGCATGGAGAGCACGGAATGGCTCGACGTGCTGATGAACGTACACGACACCATCAAGCCCAAGATGATGAGCCGGTTCGCGGACGTGGCCGAATACGAGGACGCCAAGGTGGAGCTGGCGGGCCGGATGATCGGCGACATCATGAGCCACCCGGAGATGACCGACGCCGAGGCGGTGTTCGAGGGCATCTTAAAGCACAACCGTGAAGTGGCCGCAATGGCCGCCGGAAGCGAGGAGCGTGCGGCTGAGGTGACGAAGGGGCTGAAGAGCGTGCAGCAGACCCAGCGGAAGGCTTTTGCCGACCGGATGCGGGAAAACAGCCGCAGCCAGAGCGCCGAGGTCAAGAGCGTGAGCCGGGCAGAACGACAGCTCAACGAGAATCTGGAGACGCTGGGCGCACAGGTGAGCACAGCGGCGGGCCTCGACGAGAAGATGACCGCTCTGCGGGAAGCCTACGAACGGGAATGGAAGGCCGAAAAGAGCCGGATGAAGCAGGCCCGGCAGGAGATGCTGGACGAGATAAAGCTGGAACGGCAACAGCTGCGCTCCCAGATCAACGACCTTTCCCGGCAGGTGGCCGGAGAGCAGCGGAGAGCCGACCGGGCGGAGCATCAGCTGCTGGTACAGGAAAACGAGATCATGGAGTGGGAGGCCGAGAACCAGCGCAAGGCGGAAGCGTGGCAGGAAAAACAGGCCCAGAGGAATGCCATTGCCATTGAAACGGCCCGGCAGCAGCGGGACGAGGACGTAGCCGTGGCAAAGGCACTGGCCGAAAAGCGGGTGCAGAAGGCCCGGGAAGGACGGAAGGCGGACGAACTGAAACGGAGCATCCGGAACAACGCTGCCCAGCTGCGCCAGATGCTGCTGCGGCCGAAGCCCGGGAAATATGTACAGCAGAGTCTTATCGTGCAGGCGGCAGAGGTGGCGAAGCTGGCGGACATGGTAGTGCTGAATGAAACGGCAGTGAAGAGCCTGACGCGGTTGGAAAATGCTATCAGCAAAACGATGGGTACAAAGGAAAACCCGAGCAGCATTGCCTACGACTGGGAGAAAACCGGTGTGCCGAATATGATAGCGGCGCTGCGGACGAGCCTGATGGACAGCAAGGACGAGAAAATTGCCCGTCTGAAACAGCAATTAGAGGAGACTACAGCTCTACCCGACAGCGACAAATCGGAACAGCTGCGGGACCGGCTGCGCCAGCGCATCCGGGAGACGGAGAACCGCACCTATCTGCCCATGACGGTAGACCAGCTGCGGATGCTGAAGGCCATTACGGCCAGCACGCTGCACATCATCCGGACCGAGAACAAGACCCTGAGCCTTGCGAGGGCAGAAGAGGTGGACGGCATGGCCATGAAGGCCGCCCGCGAGGTGCTGAACTCGGAGGGCAACGGCTTCGGAGAGAAATTTGAAAAGGCGAAGGGCGCGATGAACCGCTACCAGCTGGACATGCTGGGCGGCACAAGAATGTTCCGGCGCCTGGGCGGCTACATCAAAAACGGCCAGATGGAGAAGCTGGGGCAGATGCTGAACGACGGCCAGCGGCGGCAGACGGAGATCCTCGTGGAAGGCGAAAGCCTGTTTGCCAACGTGACCGGCAAGGAACACCTGAAAGAGGTGGAAGCTTTTGCCGGGCCGGGGGCGGAGCTGGTGGACATCGGATTGAAGGACAGCAAGGGCAATGCCGTGCCGCTGAACCACGCACAGCTGTGCAGCCTGTACATGCTGCTGCGCAACAAGGACAGCCGCCACCACCTGATGACCGGCGGCCTGACCCTGCCGGACGCTGCCCAGTACGCCAAGGGCAACATCGAGAGAGCCTACCAGCGCAGCCAGACCGTGATGCTGGGGACACTGGTGAACGCCGACGGCACCCCGATGGACGACACCATTTTGCAGACGGTACAGGACGCCATGACGGACTATGACCGAAACTGGTGCAAGGACATGGAGGACTTTTTCGGGCGATACACCACAAACCTCATCAACGAGACCAGCATGAAGCTGCTGGGCTACGACCGGGCCACCGTGAAGAACTACTACCCCATCGCGGTAGACCGGAGCACGCTGGCGACGGAGATCGAGGGCGTGAAGATGGATGCCACCATCGAGGGCAGGGGCTTTTTGAAGGAGCGCGTGAAGAGCGACAAGCCCATTTTGCTGGAAGAGTGCCAGAACGTGGTAAAGCGGAGCCTGCGGGACACGGCAGCCTATGCGGGCCTTGCGGCCCCCATCCGGGACGTGCAGCGGGTACTGAACAGCACCGTGGAGACGGCAGAGGGCATCGGTGTGCTGAAGAATAAAATCATCAAAGATAAATGGGGCGCGGATGCAGTAAGCTACATCGACGAACTATTGACCGATTTGCAACAGGTGAAAAAGATAAGTCGTAAAACATTTCTGACACCTATGCTTACGGCTGGACGCGGCTTGTATGCGGGGGCTGTGTTGACCCTGAACCCGGGCGTGGCCATCGCGCAGGCGGCCAGCCTGCCCACGGCGGGCGCTGTGCTGGGAACGGACACCATGGCGGCGGTGCTGCCCTTCGTGAAGAATTTCTCGGGCAAACAGCGGGCCGCGGTGGAAGCAGAAATACGCCAGCACGGAGACGCCCTGCTGCAATACCGACTGCGGGGAACAAAGCAAGGCGAGCTCTCTTCTGTGGGCGCAAACATGGGACTTGTAAAAGAAACCATGAGTAAAATGCCTCATCTGACCGGCTGGATCACCGGCATGGACGAGATCACGGTGGCGGCGCTGTGGGAGGGCGCGAAGCGGTATGTGGAGCACCATACAGCAGAATTCAGCGAGGGTGCCGCGGAGAAGGGCAGCGAAGCCTACTGGGAAGCCGTGAACAAGATGTACCAGCGGGTCATCGAGGAGACCCAGCCCAACTACACCGCCATGCAGCGGGCAGGCATCCAGCGCAATGACAGCGATGTTGTGCGAGGATTGACCATGTTTACCACCCAGCGCTTTCAGAACTACGGCATCCTGGCCGACGCCGTGGGCGACTACAAGGCTCAGAAGGCCCGGTATGCTGCCGACCAGAGCGCCGAGAACAAAGCTGAGGTGCAGCGGGCCAAGCGGGACCTGGGGCGTGCGCTGTCGAGTCAAGCGGTGCAGACGGCTGTGTTTGCAGCAATGAAAATCATTTCGGATTTTCTTCTGCGGCGATGGGACAGAGAGCAGGACGAAAATGGTGATGTGACGGGTTGGAGTCTGTTAAAACGATATGGAGTTGTTTGTGTGCAAGCGGTGGCAGGATATGCAATGGGAGGCTCGGAAATATACAGCTTCGTTGACAATGTCATCCACGATACAGATTACGATGTCATCAGCATCTCGAATTTGGCCGGAGCGAACGATGCGGCAGAAGATGCTGCGAAGTTCAGCCATGAGCTGGCTAAGGATACGAGCGAAATGGATGAGGAGGAACTGGAAAAACATCACGGAAAGTTGAAAAAGTGTGCT